TTTTCCCAAAGTAAGGTTTTCCGCTGCACCGTTGATTTCCGTACCGTCAATATCCACAATTCCCTTGATTGCAAGCAATCTTGTTTCAATTTGACTAACACGAACAATCAAATATTCTGCATCAGCCCAGCCCTTTCTTAATTCCAGCAAGTAATCAGAAACGGCGGTATCAATGGAACTTTGAAGATTGCTCCAACTGTACCCCGTTTCAAATGTGATTGAACTTTTCACAACCACATCAACAGGGGTTGCACTCTTGACCGTGACAATGTGACCGATAGGGGCAAGCCCAAATCCTTCCCCTGCGTTTTCATCAGGATCAATAGTTTCCTGCACGGTATCAATTAAAGTGCTGCTTGCTGCTTCATAATTGGAATTCAGGATTGTAAGAAGCACCGTTCCCCCGGTTGTCAACTTCTTTTCCTGTGCTGCGACAAACACGGAAGAAAGCCAAAGGGCAACTTCCTGATCCAGCGTGTCAATAATACCCGTGTACCACGCTTCCACCTTTGCCGTTGGTATCATATCGGCGGGGCGAACATCAGCGTTCCAAATACGGGTTACTTTCGTACTTCCAACGCCCGGAATGGCGTTTGTTTTTTCAAGGTAATCACGCACATTGCCGCCGAAAGCCTTTTCTTCAAATGAAGCAAAATAACGGGTTCGCAAATCTTCCGTATCTTCTTCATCTTCACCGGGAATCAGCACTTCCGTAAGTTCAGCCGTTTCAAGCCCTTCAATGTATTCCATAGGAATCATTGTTCCCAAATACTGATTTCCGGCAATACCGGAACTTTCGCATTGCACCTGATATTCACCATCTGCAATTTTTTCAGTTACAACATAGTTCATTGAACCAATGTTGAACCGTTGTCCGGTAACATCAATGCTTGCCGGGGTGAAAACTCCCTTCAAAACAGCGTTACTTGCTTCATACGGGGTAATTCCTCTTTCGGCACATCGTAAAATCAGAAATTCCCTTGAAGCTGTATCGCCGTATGCTTCTTTGATAATGTTATCCAGTTCAAGGTATAAAATCTGAAATTCAATAGCGGTTGGTGAATGGGTGTCGAAAATCACCGAACCTTCCCGCTTGTCGAATTTATCAGGAACACGGGAAAGCATACGTTCAAGAATCACTTCATAGGTTGTGTTTTCAAACATTAAAAATTCACCTCTCTTTCTGATTGCACATCACCGAAAATTGTATGTGCTGTAAATGAAACATGAACAACGCCTTTTTTTGAAATGTCAAATTCAAAATCTGAAACGCTTTCGATTCTATCATCCCAAAGCAAGGCTTCCGAAATTCTCCGTTCCAGTTCCGGGCAAACATAAGAAACAGGTTCACCATATAAATCAAGGGTTTCAATTCCATAATTCCAGCTATACATGATATATTGGTATCTTTCGGTAAGTAGAATTTTGTAAATTGCCTGTTTCATAGCTTCCAATTCGTCCGTATATCCACGGACAAGATTGGTTTCAAGGTTCATTTTGTAAGTGTGGGTTGGTTGTGTTTCAAGTTCAAAATCCTGTTCAAGAAATCCAGTAGTTGAAGGTATCATCCGATTCTATCCACCACTATATATTTTTGCCCGCCTTGCTGCCTTAAAAGGATAACTTCATCACCCACAACCAACCCATTGTGAACGGTGATTTGAATTTTTCCAACGGCGTGTTTATGTGAAGGACTAACCGGAACAGTAGTAACATTCGGTTCAGTTCCCACATAGTAATAATCCTGAATATTTCCCCCGGTAATGGAAGTTTTATATTCTGTAACATGGCGGGCAAGAACAAGCTGTGCTTCCCCCAAAGTCATTTTCTGATCCACAAGGATTTTCAAGGGGGAAGCACTTGTTACTTTTCCGAAACAGATTTCAACGGGCTTTTCCGCTTGCACCGCTTCAATAGCTGCTTTTTTTATGCTTTTCATCAATTCAACTGCATCAGCCAACGAACTCACCCCCTCGAAGTGTTAAATCCATGAAATGTTCATCCAGCTTAAAGGTATGTGTTACCTTTTCAACCAGCATAAAGTTTTTCAAAGTCATATCGCCCAAATTCAGGTTTATTACAACCATGCTTCCGGCTCTAACCCGTGTATCACCTAAAGCATTGGTAATTTTCAGGTTACGGGTTTTCTTATTGTAAAGTTGCAACAGGGCATCCGCTTTTGATTGCCCGTTTTCCCCTTCTGAAAGGGTATCGAAATATTGTAAAATGCCCCATTCGTTCATGTGGCTTGAATCCTGTGCAATGTAAACTTCCCGTTTTCCGGTATCGTCATTGTCATAGGTCAATTTGATTTTGTTGTATGTGTCGGTGTCAATGCTGGAAGTGTATTCAAAATTTTCCCCGGTTTCTTCATCAATCATCAGGTAAGCCCCCGGTTCACCAACATACATTGAAGAAATATTTTTCAATGTCAGTTTCCCGGCATCGTCATATAAAACAAACATTTCCTTGCTGTTCGTCAATGTCAAATCAAGGGCATTTTCTATCATGTCAAATAGGGAAGTATTATCTTCCACCCGTGAAGCAATCACAAACCCGGTATCTTCAATCGTTCCAACATTCAAAGCAAAATCCGCTGCAATCATTTTGATAAACTGTGAAGCGGTCTTATTCTCATAAACATAGGTATCTTTGTTGTTCAGGTATCGCAACTGATCGTAAGCGGTAACGGTGATAATCTGATCCTTATCCCGCTTTTTCGTAAATACGAACCCAAAGAAAACAACTTTTCCATCCACCTTCAAGCGAACCGCCGCACCTTCTGAAAAAGCAATAATATCATCCTTTACCACTTTGAAGGTCAGCTTGCCGGGGGTGCTTCTTCTTTCTGTACTCCATTCAATACCTTCTTCAACGATTGGCAAATATGCCTTTTCGCCCGTTGTATCGGCAATCAAAAGTTCAACTTCCATTGAAACACCCCCTTATGCTGCCGGAATAGTCAGCACTTGACCGGGATAAATCAGGTTCGGATTTCCACCGATAACGCTTTTGTTTGCGTTATAAATAACCGTATATTTTGCACCGCTTCCGTAAAATTTCTTTGCAATGTTCCACAAGCAATCACCTTTTACAACGGTATAGGTTTGAGAACTTGAAGGGGCGGGGCTTGTTTCCGCTGCCCGTGTTGTAGTAACCGTTGCTTTTGGTTTGGAAGCGGCGATTTTGATATTCACCGTTTTTGTGCTGTATTCCCGGTACTGTTTCAGCTTGATTTTCACCGTCAAATCAAAGCCGTTTTTCGCATTTTCTGTAATTTTGTAATCTTCCATTGATACCTTGATATTCGTGGAAAATAGAACTTTGCCGTTTGGCATAGTTCGTGAAACAATGAATTGGAACGGCTTTTTGCTGGTTTTCAGTTCCTCGAAGTAGTCAAGGAAATAGGAAGCCCCTTTGAACCCGCTTTTGTAGGTTGCAAAGGGGTACTTCACTTGTGGGATTTCACATTCAAATTCAATATCCGTCAATTCAGCCGTTTTCAGAATGTTAATTTGCCCTTCATCAATCAAAGTCAATGTGCTGTTTGCGTTGTTGATTTTGATTGATAGCTTTTCGGGTGCTATGGGTAACAAGCACTTTTTCAAATAAAAATCATATCCACTTTTTGCCATTACTCATGCACCCCTTCCGTTATAATGTCAACCGCTTCATTCACGGCATCGGTCAAGCCCGAAACAACACCGTCCAAATCCATACCGGAAGAAACATTGTTGTGATTGGTTTGGTCAATATTGACTTCTGCAACGGTGTATCGGTTGATTGCTTCTTGCTCTGCAAGGTCACGCATATACTTCAATTCTTCATCTGTAATATCCATCGAATCGGCAATACTGCTTGTATTTCCGGCAATGTCGGAAACATCATCACCAATGCCGTTTGTTCCACCCGTGAAAGCACTTGCGTAATCATCAGGGGAAGGAATATCGGTTGTTCCGAACAGGCTTGAAGGATCGAAATTTTCTATGCTTTCATCAATACCTTCACCAAAACTATACCCGGCATCCCACGCCGAACCGTATTCAAAACGGTCAAGTTTGTAATCATCGGCACTTATAGTTGCCATAATTTCTTCACCTTGTCCGAAGGTTTCATCAACCCACCCGGAAAGGCTATCACGCCAACCTTGAACCGCACCGGAAAGATTTGAACCGAAAATTGTATCAATCGCCGAAGCCAAAGTTTGAAGCAACGAAAGAATCGTATCGACCAAATCAAAGAACAATCGGGCGATTGCTCCAACCGGATCAGTAAATACATTTGCAAAGAAATTTGCAAACGCCGCTATGAAATTCCAAAGTACAACGAAAATATCAATCACAAAGTTAATCAGGGTAACGAACAAATTTCCAATGAACGCCGCCGCTACCATGAACACGCCGCAAATAATACCCGTTGCAGAAACGGAAGTTCCAGCGAATTTGTTCACCGCTGCTACCGCTGCATAAAACAGGGCAATCAAAGCGATAATCAGAACGATAATCCACACGATAGGGCAAGCGTACATTGCAGCGTTCAAGCCTTCCTGTGCTGTCACTTGTTCCCATGTTGCCGCCGTAGTTGCCCAAATAGCCGCCGCATGAATACCTTCCCATACTGCAAGCAAACCTTTAGCCGCTGCGGAAGCAATTTCTATTCCCTTTGTAATAGCAAGGTAAGCCCCGTAAACCGCCAAAGCACCAATAATTCCATAGATAATCGGGGAAATCCACGACCAGTTATCAATTACCACTTGTGCAAAATTCAATGCACCTTCCAGCAACCACGAAAGCACCCCAAGCATATATTCAAGCCCGGTAGTGATAGCGGAAACAACGCTTTCGATTGTACCCCAATTTTCGTTAATGGCATCAACGAACAAAATCACATAAGGATAAAGCTGCCCGCCGATAACCTCTTTCATATCGCCCCAAGCGTTTGTCAGGGAAATAATTTTCCCTTCCGGGGTGTCACTCATGGTTTCATACAAGCCGCCCCACGATTCTTCAATGATCTGCGAAATAACCGCCGCCGCTTGCATTTCATCACTCATGCTTGCGTAATCTTCACCTAATGTTGCAACAAGCTGTTCCTGTGTCGCTGTTCCTTCAATGATTGCCTTTTGAGCGTCCGAAAATTCAAAGCCCTTTTTCGTCATAGCATCGTAAGAACCGGACATAATTTTTCCAAGATTGGTTGCGTAGTCTACCATTGCGGTACTATCAATTTCACCGCCGCCACTCATACCCATTGCGTAATCTGCAAGGGTGTCCATCATGGAAGTAATAGCATCAACATCCGTGAAGTAGGTTGCAAATTCGGCTGCACCTGCAATCATGGCTTCATCACCATAAATGCCGTTGGATTGAATTTCAGCCGCCTTTGCTGTGATTGCATCAAATTCAGATTGTAAAGCCTTGCTTTCAGCCGTAACCGGAACAACCACTTCATCAACGCTGTTTTGAATAGCATTGATTTCATCAACCGCCGCCGTGGTATCTGCATCCGTTTCAATGGTAAATTGGGAAACATAATCTTCACTAAGCATATTTCCCAAAACAACCATCAACTGATTTTCGGCGTTCAACTGTGTGTTAAATGCTTCCGTGCAATCTTCCACAAAGCTAAATGCCTTCTTAATTCCGGCAATACCAACATAAGCACTAACCGCCCCGGCAATCATGCTTTTCAGGTTGCTTGCTGCATCCGTTCCATTCTCGATTTCCCGGTTGAAACGTCCTTGTTCGTTGACATTATCCCGGATATATCGTTCCGTATTAGATACCGTAGAAGATAGCCGCATATAGGCTTCATTTGCGGAACGTACATCCATATTTTCAACAGCGGTATTCAATTCTTCCTGTTCCAAAATCGCCTGATTCAGACTTGCCCGCATTTGCTCCAATTCAGCGTTTGCCGTATCAGTTCCCAAATTCAACGGGTTATTTTCGATTGTCTGAATCCGTTCCTGAATAGCCTGAATTCGATTTTGCATATTTCCCAAATCGGAAATCATATTTTGCGGGAAGATTTCAGTTTGTGCCGCTTGTGCTGCAATTCGTGTTTGCGTTTGGTTCAAAGTGTTCAACATATTGTTTGTACTTTGAACTTCTTGTTCAAATCGTTCTATTCCTGAATTTGTGAACACATCCAAATTATCAGATTGCCATTCAACAGGAACTTGCACCGGGGCGGTAGGTGGTTCAATGGCGGGGCTTTCTACTTGTGACATTGCCGCATCCAATTCCTGAACCGCAATCGTGGCTTCATTCAACTGTTCTCTTATGCTTTGAATAGAACTTGTATCAACGGAAGAATCCATTGTTCTTTGCATCTGTTCCATAGCGGAAACAGACATATTCACGGAATTTATAATGTTGTTCAAAATACCCGTGAAATTATCTTGAAGTTCAATCGCTGTTCTAATGGTTGCCATCTAATCACCTACCTTTCTTTTTGGATTTGTTTTGCAACTTCTTTTCCTTCTTCTTGTCATTCTCCATTTTTACCTTGATACTTGCCACAACAAAGGCTTTTTCCTGTTCGTCAAGTTCAAGGAAAACGGAAGGTAGAATGTGCAATTTAAGAAGGGCATAGTAAGCAAAATTCGCTTCCCAATCCCCTTCTTCAATTAGTTTTTTGCTTCATCCACCTTTTCATCAAAAGAAGTATTGAAGCCCTGAAATTGCTGCACATAGGCGGCAAGGTCATTGTATTCGCCCGGATCATCAACCATAGCAAAAAGCAAATCTTCCGGGGTTTTCACGCCGTAGCTGTCCTGAAGCTCTGCATCGTAAAGATCAGGGGTTACAACAGAAGCAACAATCATTTTCTGAATGTACTTGCTGGATTGCAATTTCGGGCGGTACACATTGGGTTTGCCCGTAACCGGAACTTCAATCATGCAGCTTTCACGAATAGATTCATTCTCTTTAGAAGTGATATGCTTGAACTCCCATTCAAGGGCGTTACCCTTATCATCACAAAGGGATTTTGTTACCGGGTGCATTGCGTTTTCCTTCTGCACCTTGTTAGCCTTCATAAATTTAGCGAATTTAGACATTTTTACATTCTCCTTTACAGTTTATCAAAATGATTGCAAAACCCCTTATATGAGCGTATATAACGCCCGCACAAGGGGTTTTGCGTGTGTTAGTTGGTAAGGAATCCGGTAAGATTTGCGAATTCTTCCGGCATAGAGAAGTCCTCGAAAGTACCTTCAATTTCTTCATCCAAATATTCCCCGTCTGCATCGAACTTTGCCAAAATGCCGCCGTCCGTGTTGCAATCGTAGAAAATAATGGTCTGTCTGCCAGCATCCGAACCCGGATCATCGTTTGTAATCTGCATTTCAAAGTAGGTATCAACGCCCGTGTTCTTGTAGTCAAGCAATGCCTGTCTAAGAACCGACTGATTGTAATGGGCTGTACCGCTGAAAGTACCTTCCATTCCGCAAGATTTGTGACCTACCATGATAGCACCCAGCCGGGGAACGGTGGTTTTGGTTTTATCAACCTGTGCTTCCATGTCAATCATCTGCATAAAATTGTAACGGCGGCTTCCAATGGTAATAAAACATTCAGCCAGCTTTGCGGCAATGGTATCTTTACCCTTCATAACAATGTTGTCACTCATTTACTTTCACCCCTTTCTTATGCCACGGTAACGGTCATATACAGTTTACCCATTGCGT